CGTGAAGGTGTGCCAGACACCTTTTCTTTTGTTTGCGCCATTATTAGCACACCTCCTTTTTAATTATACATAGAAAAACGCTTACCTTGACGTATTGGTAAGCGTGATACTAGGTCATTTGTATTAGATTGACGTTTTCTCTGTGTAATACTTTTTCTTCGTTCACACATCAGGGCAAATGAAGCCATACACGCTGTATAAGCCCTGTCATCGTGAAGCTTATTGGCTTTTTCAGGAGTAAGTTCAAATGAGTCTTTACCGGATTCTCTTTTCTTACGAACCATATTTACTAATTCTTCTTTAAGAGCGTCCATATTAGCCAATGCAATTTCGTCTTGCCAATCCAATTTAATCATTTTTGTATTTACAGATTGAATCTTTCCAAGTTCATCATTCAGCTTTGCTTCAAATTCTTTTTCATTAAGTTTCTGCTTCTTAAGTTCCCTAGTAATAGATTCTCTTGCTTTGTTTAATTTTTCTTCATCAATATCAAATACAGTCAAATATCCTTTATTATCATAAGGAGCAGTAAAACTTATCTTATCTTGGTTCATTAATTCAATCATTGCTTCATACATTTCAGATTTGAAAGCAGAAGGAGACATCAAGTGAACCTTGTCAACTGCATCTGGGAACTTTTTTGCATATTCCGCAGAATATTCTTTATCAATTAATCCTCTATGGATAATTCCGGCAGAATCTGTCCAATTCGGCATTAGATAGTCTGCAATATTAACACCACCACCACCAGAACCTGCGTCAATATATATACCTACAATATTTCCATAAGCGTCAGCACCACCATTATAGTCCAAGATTACTTTCTTTAGGTATTCAATCTGATCAGGTGTTTGCATTGGTGATTTAATTTTTTTACCAACATCAATAAGGTTGATACAATTAACCAATCTCATTCGTTTATCAATAGTTCCATCTACTTGCTCATAATCATAAATTTCACCAACCAAAATAACAGAGTTATCTCGACTACGAGCTGGGTCGTATGCGATGACAAACTTCTTATCACCAGTATCATTATAAAGAAGCGGTTTTCTTACTTCCTCATTTCTTGTTATAACACCACGTCTAATAATTGCATCACTACCAGCATCGGTAGTAAATTCACAATAATACTCACGTCTAGCTTTTTCTGGATTAGTTCTCATATCAGACTCAATCGTTGACTTTTCAAAAAGCGGAGCCATTAACTGCCCATGAATTGTAGGCTTAAGCGGTACTTCACAAGTAATATTTGCAACGAAATAATCTTTGTCACCCATAAGCATTCGTTTTGAAAACTCTCTATAAAGAGAGTAGTATTTAGTGGAAGTATCAGATGCAGAGCTTATATAAAATTTTTGGTTCGGTATTTCTTTTGGAATAGCCCTAAGACGTATTTCATCAATTCTATTGCCATCTCTGTCTTTACCTGATTTGAAGCTTTTATTAACGATTGCGAACGCAGAATATACAGACATCATTTCATCTGATAAGAAACCGCACTCATCAAAAATAACGTTTCCTCTCATACCTCTTTTTTTATCTACGTTTGAGTTCAAAGTTTGAGTAAAACTACCATTATAAGTAGAATAGGAAAATCCGTTACTACCATGCGAAAACCCGTCGCCGGCAGCATTCTTAATTTCAATCTCGTTCTTGAATATATAACCGGTAGAACCAAGCATCGTGTCAATATTATCATTCGCTAATCGTTCCAGTGTGGTAAAAGTTTGTTCAGCTTGACTACCGGAACCGCTTGCGATGTACGTCCAATAGTTGTTGAATAGCATATCCTTAGACATGATTATAATATCTATTAATGTAGACTTACCAAATCCACGAGAACATACTAATAACACATTCGGACAAGTCCAACTTTGTTGAACAATCCAAGCTTGTGCGTCAAGAAGTTCTATATTAAAGAAAAGATTTATAAATCTCACTGGATTACATTGAAAGTATTTTTGTAAATATGCTATCTTAACTAATGCTTCAATTTTTCTCGAAGACATTGCGTAAGTACCAGGCTTAACATAAATAATGTCTTCTTGAATACATTGATTTTCGTATTTTATCAAATCTAACGAATCATCTACATCTTTAAACCTCATCAGAATCACCATCACTTTCTGATTCTTCTTCATTATCTGATTCTGAGAAGCATGAATACAAATCATTTAGATTCACCAAATTCATATCCAAAGAAATATTTTTATCTTTTAAATAGTCTTTAATATCCAAATTCTCTCTAAGTAAAATACGAGAGATTTCAATGTATTTATCTAATTGGTACTGTAATTCAGTAATCATCTTTCTTTGTTCTGCAACCATATCAGACCATTCGGATTCATCGAGATTTAATGTCTTCATAATAGAGGCATTGCTTAAATCCATAACTTGTCTCATAGCCCTACATGTTTCCATGTCGAAACCGTTAACTTCGCCCTCACGCAAGTTAAGCTCTTTAATTTTCTTAATCTTACCAGTCCAAGTATTTTCGCCTTTCTTTGCATTTTTATTATGTTTCAAAGAGATACAGCTATCTTGTGCGAGACTGGTAATAACAGAAGTAATCTTTGCCTTACTTTCTTGTAAAGATTTGATTGTAGCAGAGTTAGCTTCAATTTTAGTTATGTCACACATAAGTTTTGAAACGGTATCATCTATCTTTGCCTGTTGTAAGAAACCACGAACAATAGATATGGCAGAGGATGTACGCATCATATCTTCATTTGCGTCCTCACTAGAGTCAAGTAACCCTAATAACTGAGAATATAAGAATGGTTGATCTGATATATCTTCTTTTTCAAAAGGATCGTAACTAAGCAGACGAATAACATCTTCTTTATTCTTTAAAAAGCTATCATAAGTGTCTTGATTTATGGCAGTATTAATAATCTCTGCTTCATTTTTTTCATCATCATATACGATTTTTTCTTTATAGAAATCAGAATCAAAGAAATTCATTCCAAGATAGTTCTTCATTTGTATATTTTTAATATAAGAAGTCCAAACGTTATGTTTAACCTTTCCACTCACTAAATTTTCTGTCTCTTGAATACTGGAATTCCATACAGTATTTAAAAATGGTTTTTGTAAATATTTCAAAGCTGTAATAACGCTTTCCTTTGTAGGTTCATGTTCTTCCCCATTTTTATCTACCCTCAGTGCAATTTTTCTAGCACACTCTCTACAAATAGGAGTACAAGTGATTTCTCCATACATAGGGTCTGTATTAATATAAAATTTTGTTTCTCTATCTTTGTGTGTTTTACACATCAAACAATAAGCAGTGCTTTCAAACTTGTCTAATTTCTCTTGTAATTCATCAACTTTTTCTCTTGCTTGAACGGCTGTCAATTTCGTTACCGTATCAGTTTTTTTCGCTGTTGCCAATTAACAGCCTCCTTCCTTTTATTCCAGTATAAAAAGAGAAGTAGTTAAGCCGACTTAACCACTTCTCTGTCTTTTAAATATTTTTCAATTAGTTTTCTTTTTCTTTCTAAGCAAATTACATCATCTGAATAGTACATTTTGTTAATCAAAGAATACATATCATTGTAATTTGTACACATAAGACGATGCTTTCTATCTGTCTCTGTGTATATTTGGGTCTTTATTTCATATTCTTCTAATCGTTTTTGTAAATACTCAAGTATGGATTTTGATGCACATGTAATATGCATATAAATATCATTAGGTCTTTGAATGGTGTTCCAATAACACCCATCGCCATCTATATAACCACGAAGAAAATCAAAGAAATATTCATCTGAAACATTTGGAACTACATCTTTTAGGGTTTTGTTTGTTTCTATACCATGACTTACTAAATCTAACACTAATGGTTTTGAATAAACTCTTAAAGTATCACTATGTCCACTGTTTACTTCTTTACCACAAATCACAATTTTCTTTGGTTCTGTGTGGAATATCTTGTGTATTCCACCTAGCTCTTCATTTAATCTATCCAATATGTATTTGTCACCAGATTGTAATTCCATTCCAAATTCATAATTGCGAGTTTGGTTATTTGCACAAATCCAGCCATCTGCAAATATAAATCCTAAATAGTAAGCTTTAGTAGAATTGTCTATATGTTCAAAATACCTATTATTAAATGTACGATTTTTCCTATAACCTAGTTGCGACATTTTTGTTCTTACTTGTTTAGATGTCAACCCAAGATGTTTCCCAATTTCTGAGTATTCCATTGTTTGATAATTTGTAATCATATAATCTAACATTTCTTTTGTATAAATGCTTTTCATATTTTAACCTCTTTTCCCTAACCTCTAAAATCTGCATAATAAAAGCAGTAGAAGTGGTGAGGTTAGAAACCACATTCACAAGGCTCATGACTTCCTTGCGTCTACTGCTTAAAAGCTAGTGGTGAGATTCGGACTCACGATGTTCTTTCGAAACCGGATTACAAATCCGGTGCACTCGACCTCTATGCGACACTAGCGCATATAAATAGGAGAGTAGAACTTAATCTACTCTCCATAATTTTGAGTCGTACACTAAGGCAGTACCTCTCCATTGAACTTTTATTTTATTTGCTTTCCGAATATTTCATCTTCAAGTTTGTCTCTTTGTTTCCAAAGTTCCTCATATTGTTCTGTAACATTTA